AATGTGACGCACACGGCAATTGACAATCAAGCATTTACAAATTTCATAGTAAAGTACTCGCACACTGCAACACGTGGATACTAGTACGTAGGGTGCATTTGTTTTGAAAATTAAGCGATTCCTTTAATTGAAATGGCGCTACGCTAAACTAAACGCGCGGTTGTGCGGCGTGTTGGCATACGGGAGTAGTATCATCACGATCATTCCACTAGAACCTTTGCCGGTCCTTGGCACTACATTTGTAAAGTACTTTGTTTACTATGGATCGCGTGATGAGGACAAAGGATTAGTGGAGGACCGTGTTGTAACTAGGTGTTGTCGTCGGCACGTTGCGAAACCGGCTAAACTGCTCGCTTCGCTCGCGTCGTTCGATCGCTGCGCTGCGCTTCGCTTTCTCACTCGAATGGCCTCTCGCTGCGCTCGAGGCCGCGGCCGTTTTACCCTTTTACACACCCTTTCGGTGTGTATTTTTTATTGTCTATATGCAAGATGAAACACAGATCGGTAAAGCGGCGTTCAGTCAAACGTACAAGAGAGAGTAGATCAGTCAAACGTCGGTCGGTTAAACGCACAACAAGAAAGCACAGGTCAGTAAAGCGGCGGTCAGTAAAGCGCACAACAAGAAAGCACAGGTCAGTAAAGCGGCTGTCAGTTAAGCGCACAACAAGAAAGCACAGGTCAGTAAAGCGGCTGTCAGTTAAGCGCACAACAAGAAAGCACAGGTCAGTAAAGCGACGTTCACAAAGGGGTGGAGGTATAAATAGAGAAAAGTTGGAAAAGATGATGAGTCAATTGAAAAACGTAAACGACATGGAAACAGTGAGTGCATACACTAGTTATTGGCAGAAAGAGTTTCCAAACATGAAAAAGGATTTGGCAAACAATATTGGGAACAGAGGAAATGTATCGGATATAATACTAGCACTAGACAAGACGATGGAGGATTACGCACGCGCGTCTAGGCAATGGAATAAAAAAGGTAGACAAGAGTAGTAGTAATGAAGACTGTATTGTCAGTAGACGTGGGTTTAAAAAATCTAGGAATATGTGTTATGAATGTGACAAATAGTCGTCGCACAGTCTTGTATTGGAAAGTTTTAAATGTGTTTGACGAGGACAGCGTGTGTCAAGGTCATTTAAAAAATGGTAAAGAGTGTAAATTCAAAGCGGTAAACAAGACAGACTCTATTGTGTATTGTAAAAAGCACACTCCTCCGAATGTAAAGGTGAAAAAGATAAAGACTAGACTGGTAAAGAATATACCGCTACAAGAGATTGCGAGTAGACTGCACGCGACATTTGACGAATTTGCAAGAGAAACTAGGGAGACACTAGTGACGGTAGAAAAGGTGTTTATAGAGTTGCAACCAAAGATCAACAACAAGATGAAGTTTTCAAGTCACATTATCTTTAGCAAGTTTGTGGAATTCTATAGGGAATTCAAGACGAGTGTAGTATTTGAGAGTGCCAGAAACAAACTTCAAGTATACAAGGGGCCATTAATAGAGTGCAATTTAAAGACGGCATATTCAAAGCGCAAATACACGGGAATAGAGCATACAAAAAAGCTACTGGCAAAGGTAGAGAATGGTGAGGTTTTGTTGTTGGAATTTGAGAAAAACAAGAAAAAGGACGACTTGGCAGACTGTTTTTTAATGTGTTTTGGCAAGTTGGATAGAGTGTGAAGTTAGTGTTATAATACCCTCGCTACGACCCTCGCTGCGCTCGGTGCTCGCTGCGCTCGCCTCGTTCGATCGCTGCGCTGCGCTTCGCTTTCTCACTCGAATGGCCTCTCGCTTCGCTCGAGGCCCGGCCGCCTATCGCCTTTTAGGGTCCTTTTGTAAAAGTGACGACGACAACCTGACGTAAATTTACCAGCATTTCTGCAGACGATCTCGGAAGGGATATGAAGGGCCGCGGCCTCGAGCGCAGCGAGAGGCCATTCGAGTGAGAAAGCGCAGCGCAGCGATCGAACGAGGCGAGCGTAGCGAGGGTCAAAGCAAGTACGTGCGTGTTTAACAAGAGTATTTTTTAAACAACTAGTACAAGATGTCTCAACGTAACCTAACATTACGTCAGTTTGATATGATGGAATTACTAAACGATTCGACAATACTGGTGCTAGGCAAGAGAAGATCAGGAAAGAGTTGGTTGCTAAGAGACATTATGTATCACAAGAGAAATATACGTAAAGCACTGGTTTTTTCAGGAACAGAGGAAGCATCTCCGTTTTTTGGAGATTTTATACCAAGTACATTTATATATTCAGAGTATAAACCTGATATAGTACAAGATGTGATATTAAAGCAACAACGATCAATAAAGCGTTCTAAAGAAAACGGATTGTCAGAGGATGGAAAGACGTATAGAAACAATATGACATTGATTATGGATGATCTTTTGCATGATGCGAGCAATTGGAAAAAAGAGAAATCAGTCAAGGACCTAATGTTTAATGGAAGACACTACAACATTATGTATATACTAGCAATCCAATATATATATGGTATACCACCAGAGTTTAGAAACAACTTGGATTATGTATTCATGTTTGCAGATAGTTCACCAAAGAATAGACGCAAATTGTATGATGATTTTGGGAGTGCTGTAGAGACGTTTAGAGAGTTTTGTGACATTCTAGATCAATGTACAAAAGACTATGGGTGTTTGGTAATAAAGCTTTCAGCGACAGGATCGAATAGATTGATAGATCAACTTTTTTGGTATAGAGCGGAAAAACATACAAACTTTAGGGTAGGATGTGACGAAATGTGGAAATATCACAATCAACATTACGACAGTAATTATACAGAAAACAATGCAAATACATACAAAAAGGTACTCAAGGTCTATGTAAACAAGGAAAACAAAATTCTAGGTCACGACACGCGTTAAACGAGCGCGAGCGAGTGAATTAAGTACGTTGCCATCGTCGGACACCATTACTGCTTATAGCAATTCTCCAAAGATTACCATCACCACCTCTGCGTACTGTTCCACGAGGAAATGTGGTGGCACTATAATTGGGACTAGGGCGACCTATACGATAACTACGATAGGGTGAAGACTTTTTTACAGGACGTACACCAGCGGATTTTCGCTTGCGTTTGGCGCCAGACTTTTTTGGAGTCTTTCTTTTAGTAGAGCGTCGTCGTTTTGGAGACGCCTTTTTACCAGATTTCTTTTTACCAGATCTCTTTTTTGGAGAGCGTCGTTTTGGAGACGCCTTTTTACCAGAACGTTTTTTAGTAGAGCGTCGTTTGATAGTAAGTTTTTTACCAGACCCCTTTCTACATATACCAAGTTTTCGTTTACCAGAATACACTCGTTTAAATCCAGGAGAGCATCGTTGTCTTAGGAGACGACGTTCAACAACAATAGGCATCCGAAGGTTTTGTTATTATTAGACAATAAAATAATAACAACTAAAAGTCCATTTATTCCAAAACTTGTATAGAGACCATGGAATAGACTTCATTATTAAAACCATTCGCAGTACCACGCCCATCGTTTGCTCTGGTAGTAGCGCATCGATGTTCAAGTTGATATACTTTGGCAGTAGAGATAGCTATGTAACACATCAAGAAAGTTCGAGAAGCAACGTTATTAGCACCTGCTCTCTCAGATGAACCCAAGATTTCTACAACGTTATCGGTGACATTAAACAAGCGACATTGGTGGAAACTTACTAGATATCCAGGACAAGAAGCAGTGACGAGGTATTTGCCAGGTTGTAAAGTGATTTGATTACTTGCCAAACCAACATGAGCATTTGCATTTCCTTCTAGAGTATTTAGATCACGTACTACAAAACTACCAGCAGTAAACGTACCACCATTTGTACTAACAGTTTTAACGTCCTTGACAAATGCAACAGACAATGTAGTCCATTCAAGACCACTTGCTTGTGCACTATTGGCAGACAAGAATTGACCATTAGTACCGACTGGTAAACGAACTGCGACAGTACCATCGTCAACAATGAGGTCACCCTTTGTTGTAGTTGGTTTGATTTGATTTATAGTAACCGAGTGAGGATTGCTTGTACTTGCAATGTGAGTGTCAATTTGAGCGTGAGTATTAGTACCAGCACCGCTCAAATTTTGATGTACGACATTCGCCTCTACGACATTCAAGTCGACTTCATTGTTGGGAGCGTCGAGTGTGACACTAATCTTGGAACTAGCGGCATTTATATTGCGGAATTCATAATTACTCCCAGTCTTTTGTTTAAACAAACCAACACCACCTACACCAACATTAGATGCTGTATCAGAACTGACTATACTACCCCATGTAACACCAGTTGCTTGTGTTGAATCAGCAATGAGAGCTTGACCATTAGTACCTACACCTAAACGAACTACACTAGTACCATTGGAAACTAAAAGATCGCCCTTTGTTGTAGTAGGAGTGATTTGGTTTATAGTGACAGAGTGAGGATTACTAGTACTTGCTATATGTGTATCAATTTGAGCGTGAGTATTAGTACCAGCTCCACTCAAGTTTTGATGTACTACATTAGCTTCTACGACGTTTAGGTCTACTTCGTTATTAGGAGTATCGAGTGTGACACTAATTTTAGAACTACCAGCGTTTATATTACGAAACTCGAAATTACCTCCAGTCTTTTGTTTAAAAAGTCCTACACCAGCAACACCAACATTCGATGCGGTATCAGAACTGGCGACACTACCCCATGTAACACCAGTCGCTTGTGTAGAATCGGCAATGAGAGCTTGGCCATTGGATCCTACACCAAAACGAACAGCACTTGTACCATTATCAACAATAAGATCACCCTTGGTCGTAGTTGGTTTAATTTGATTGATAGTAACCGAGTGAGGATTGCTAGTACTGCCAATGTGAGTATCGATTTGTGCGTGAGTATTAGTACCAGCTCCACTCAAGTTTTGATGTACAACGTTCGCTTCGACTACGTTTAGGTCAACTTCGTTATTAGGAGCATCAAGAGTGACGCTAATCTTGGAACTACCAGCGTTTATATTTCGAAACTCAAAGTTTCCAGCAGTTACCTGTTTAAAAAGACCTACACCACCTACTCCAACATTAGAAGCGCTTGGAGCTGATATCCATTCAAGACCAGTAGATTGAGCACTATTGGCAGATAGAATCTGAGTATTAGTACCGACCGCTAAACGTGTAGCAATGGTGCCATTATCAACAAATATGTCACCCTTTGTAGTAGTTGGTTTGATTTGATTAATAGTGACAGAATGAGGATTACTTGTACTACCAATGTGTGTATCAATTTGAGCGTGTGTATTGGTACCAGCGCCACTCAAGTTTTGATGTACTACATTGGCTTCAACGACATTCAAGTCGACTTCATTGTTGGGAGTATCAAGAGTGACACTGATTTTAGAACTTGCAGCATTGATATTACGAAACTCGAAATTACCTCCAGTCTTTTGTTTAAAGAGACCTACACCACCTACACCAACATTGGATGCTGTATCAGAACTAGCGACACTACCCCAAGTAACACCAGTCGCTTGTGTTGAATCAGCAATGAGAGCTTGACCATTGGATCCTACACCAAAACGAACAGCGACAGATCCGTTGTCAACAATAAGGTCACCTTTTGTTGTAGTTGGTTTAATTTGATTTATAGTGACAGAATGAGGATTACTTGTACTACCAATGTGTGTATCAATTTGAGCGTGTGTATTAGTACCTGCTCCACTCAAGTTTTGATGTACAACATTTGCTTCTACAATATTTAGGTCGACTTCATTATTTGGAGTATCAAGAGTGACACTGATTTTAGAACTAGCGGCATTTATATTACGAAACTCGAAATTACCTCCAGTCTTTTGTTTAAAGAGACCTACACCACCTACACCAACATTGGATGCGGTATCAGAACTGGCGACACTACCCCATGTAACACCTGTGGATTGCGTAGAATCGGCAATGAGAGCTTGGCCATTGGATCCTACACCGAAACGAACAGCAATAGTACCGTTGTCAACAATAAGGTCACCTTTAGTAGTAGTTGGTTTGATTTGATTTATAGTGACAGAGTGTGGATTACTAGTACTACCAATGTGAGTATCGATTTGAGCGTGAGTATTTGTACCAGCTCCACTCAAGTTTTGATGTACTACATTGGCTTCGACAATATTTAGGTCGACTTCATTATTTGGTGCATCGAGTGTGACACTAATTTTAGAACTAGCGGCATTGATATTGCGGAATTCAAAATCGGAACCTGTTTTCTGTTTAAAAAGTCCTACACCAGCAACACCAACATTGGATGCAGTATCTGAACTTGTAGGAGTTCCCCAACGGACACCTAGTGATTGTGCGGAATCGGCGATGAGAACTTGACCATTAGTACCCACAGACAAGCGATCTACTGTACTACCACTTTCAACAAGAAGATCGCCTTTGGATATAGTAGGTGTGACGTCATTAATATCAACAGAATGTGGGTTGTTGGTACTACCAATATGAGAATCGATTTGAGCGTGAGTATTAGTACCAGCACCACTCAAGTTTTGATGTACAATATTCGATTCAACAATATCCAAGTCGACTTCATTGTTGGGGGTATCGAGTGTAACGCTAAGTTTAGAGCTAGATGAATTGATATTGCGGAATTCTAGGTCATTAGCAACGGCTTGTTTAAAGAGTCCTATACCAGCGACACCAACATTTGAAACAGTAACAGACGAAACACCACCACTAACTGTGAGAGATCCACCGATTACAAGATTAGACGCAATAGTAAGCATACCTGACCCATAAACTGTAGGGTCACCTGAAGCGATTATAGAAACGTCACCTTCGAAGAGATGTATTTGTTTATTAGACATCTAATACTAGTATTAAAAGTCTATAAAAAAACATACAAGAATCGAGTTACACGGCGAGAATAACGATATCAAAAGTCCCATTGTAATTGTTGCTACTCTTGGAAAGTTTGAGAGAATCAGATGAAGCCCACGACACACTCAACTGTTCATTAGCGAGTACACCTGGTGAGCTTGCAATACGAGCTATACTAGCACCAGCAGATCTATCATTCTTGGAGACAGAGAATATAGCAAAAGGAGCACCTGAAGTAGCACTACTAACAGCTATCAAACTGGCAAAACGTTGTTGTACAATAGACACGACACTTGGTGTTGTACCAGTCAAAGTGACTTGAATTGTAGTGTTGCTTGTTGAATCCAATAGATTACGCAAGAGGTAATTACCATCACTAGACGAACCGGTTTTACCGAGTTGAACACCAGCATTGGATTGCCATCTAACTCGTAATTGACTGTTGGAAGAGTTTGGTGAACTAGATATTCTAGATATACTAGGAGAATTTAGGGTGGCGAGATTTTTACACAGTACAAAATTGGCCGCAGGTCCATCAAAGGTATTATTGACAGTAAGAATATAAATACCAGTCAAACTAGAATAAATAGTTGTCCAGTTGGTACCACTAAGAGCTACTGTAGTAGTGGTTGAATCTACTGAGAATATATCATTAGTGTAATTCCCATTGTAATTGACACCACTTTTTGAGATTTCTGGTTCAATGTATGGTGACCAAGTGAATTCCAATTGTTCTTCAGACGTTATACCAGGGCAACTTGAAATACGAGCGACAGCAGCACCAATCGAATTACGACTTTTAGAAACAAAGTGGTTGGCAGATGGACCAGATGCAACGCGATTTATAGTGCGATTGAAAAAGGATCCAACTAGATCAAAACTGATTGAAGTCAAACTAGTGTCAAACAGTGTAATAGAACCACCTTTACTAGACGTTCCATTACCGCTAGTATTAACGAATGATATCCAAGACAGACCAGTAGCGGATGCACTATCGGCTGACAGCACCTGACCATCAGTTCCAACGGGAAGACGAACTTCAGTAGTACCATTATGAACAATAGTATCACCTTTGGTAGTAAGAGGAGACAGCGTCACAAGTTTGTTGTCAGATTTGAGGAAACAAATGGTATTGTTGGAAGAATTGACAAAAAGACGTTGGACACCACTATCTGGAACAGGAGGTTGACTAATTTCAGCGATATCGATGTAACTAGAGTGTCGTGTTTCTTTGAGAAAGCTACTACCACCGTAAAAGACGATACTGGCGCTAGTAGAGTTGGTTACACCTTGGGTATTAATGATACTGATACCTCTAGCAGTGTTGTATTCAGAGAGTTTATCAGAAAAGATGGTATTCAAGGCTTCTATAGAACCAGTATTTTCGAGGTCATTAGAAGAAGGAGTGACGGTGAGATTACCATCTATAACGAACCCTTCGAATTGGGTTGGTATGGCGTTTGACATGTGCAACCAATTACAGTTACATTTACACTATAAAAATTTAAAAGCATATGAAAAGAAGGATGTGGTACATGTATGTTTCAATGGTTCTATTGTGTTATCTAGCACTGTTTATAGGGGTATACTATATCGTCCCACCAGCAACAATCGCGATACAGAAAAGAATGGAGGGTACTGGTCAAGAGCAAGTGTGAAAAAACACTGACAACACCTTGTGTGTTTTCAAAAATGAATTTAAAAGAGTACAACAAAACGTAATGAAGTCATTGACAGTCAAGGCCATCTTGTCGACTACAAGTAAACTAGGTATAGGTCGCAACGGTGATTTACTAGTCTCGATAAAACAAGATCTAGAGCGTTTTAAAGAACTAACGCTAGGGCAGATTGTAGTAATGGGTAGAAGGACCTGGGATTCATTGCCAGTAAAGCCTTTGCCGAGAAGAATCAACATTGTATTGACAACAGGAAAGAACAGACGGGAAGGTAACGTGTATTTTACAGATTACAAGCACTTTGAAAAGACTATAAACAAGATTGGTATAGAAAAGACGATTTATATAATAGGTGGAGCAGAGACGCTAGAGTATTTCATCAAACACGCTGATGTGAAATGGAGACCTAGTGAACTTTTACTGACGCACATCAAGACTACACTAGAGCCAGACACCTTTTTAAAAAGTGTACCTGAAGAATACAAGCTAGCAAGTTTTAGCGAAGAGAAAAAGGACTTGGTAACGAATACAAGCTATACGTATCTAGTGTACAAGAGACACTCGCATTACAAGACGGATGAAAAAGAGTATTTAAACTTGCTGCGTCGAATTCAGAATAGAGGAGTAGAAAAGGTTGACAGAACGGGAACGGGAACGTTGAGTGTATTTGGGGAACAGATGAGATTCAACATACGAGACTCTTTTCCTCTATTGACGACCAAGTTTGTGACGTTTAAAGGTGTGTTTGAAGAATTGATGTGGTTTCTAAGAGGAGAGACAGACAGTAAAATACTAGAGAGAAGAGGTGTGAATATATGGAAAGGTAATACATCGAGACAATTCCTAGACAACAGAGGATTAGATTATCCAGAAGGTATACTAGGACCTGGATATGGGTGGTCGATTCGTCATTTTGGGGAGCCATATCAAACGATTGGTCCGAACCGAAAAAACAAGAGAGGAAAGGATCAGCTAGAGTACATTTTAAAACTATTGAAAACGGATCCAGACAGTAGGAGAATATACATGAGTTATTGGAATCCGATGGAATTGGATAATATAGCGCTAGTGCCATGTCACGTATCATTCCAATTGTATACGAGATATGACAAGGAACTAGGAAAGAGACTATTATCGGGACATTTGTATCAGCGTTCGATGGATGTATTTCTAGGTGCTCCATGGAACATTGCTAGTTACGCACTACTGATATACATCTTGGCGAAAAAGTGTGACATGATACCGGACGAACTGGTGATATCAACAGGAGACACGCACATTTACAATAATCACAAGACA